TATACCAGATGTGATCGCCTTTTCTTTCTTGATCCACGTATTCCCAGTCTTTAATCTTAAATAGTTTTAAGGCTTCTAGGACAGACACGTTAGAATGGCGACCACCACCCATATTATAAACTTCACCTGGTTTTGGCTTCTTTACAAAACAGTCGATAGCTCTCACTAAGTCTGAGGCGTGTATTTGGTCACGTACTTGTTTTCCTTTATAGCCAAATACTTTGTAAGGGATGCATTGTTTTTTGCATTTAGCCATGTACGATAAAAATCCATGGAGTTCTGCACCAGTGTGAGCTGAGCCTGTAATGCACCCACACCGAAAAATTCCAGTCCGAATCCCATAGTATCTCGCATATTCTTGGACATATAAATCTCCTGCTAGTTTAGAAACTCCAAAAGGTGAATGGGTTGAATTATCTATACTCATTAACTCGTCAATGCCATGCAGATTACTTTCGTACCTTGTTTCTGTTTCTGTTAATTGAAGTCTATTGGGTGTATCTCCGTAGACCTTGTTGGTAGATAGATAAATAAATACTGCTTCTGGAGTGTATTTTCTTACCATCTCTAAAAGCATCAAAGTAGAAAAAGCGTTAATACCAAAATCAAGAAGTGGGTTTGTTGCTGAATAATCATGGCTTGGTTGTGACGCACAATGTATATAAACATCAGGCTTTTCATTAGCTATGATCGCTTCAATCTTTGAAATATCTACACCATGATGATAATAATTTGGGTGATCTATTTGATTCTTAACGACGGAGGCATCTTCACCAAAGAAGTGTTTTCTCATATCATTGTCTACACCGATTACTTCATTGCCTTCGTTCAAATAGTGCTTAACTGCTTCCGAACCTACGAGGCCGAGCGATCCCGTTACTAGAACTTTCATGATGGTCTCCTTTTAAAAAATCCTTTAATGAAATTAATTCCGTATACACAAACTGTACTGACCCATGCGAACAATGCGAGGCGAATAAAATTTCCTCTGTGACAGCCATATGTTCCAACTTGTTTCCAAAGTTTTTTGAATATTGGCCTTCTGTTGTGATAGACGAGAATATCCGGATGATAGAAGATACCACGTTTGATTTTTCGGCAGAAGAGACTATCTTCACCAGTGAGATAATTTTCAAATTTAGTTGCCACCTCCTTCTTGACAATCAGGTTGAACGTTGGGTACTCAGCCACAATTCTTTGTTTCATAGGAACAACCCGATAGGCATAAGGTAACATCTGGTAAACAATGTCTGCTATTCTTTCTTCATGAGGCGCATCTGGTGGGAGGACTCCAGGGCCACAAACAGCAGGATGAATCTCAAGCCACATAAGGGCTTTGTCTAACCAGTCATCGGATGGGTAAGCGTCTGAGTCTATAAAAGCATAGATGTTTCCTTTTGCTTTCTGCATAGCCCAGTTACGTTTTAAGGCTGGATAACCAGGAACAATCGAATCAGGAACAACAATTATTTCGGCACCAGGAAATTTGAGGCTACAATGAAACACACAGCGTTCAGTGTAAGCGTCTATTACTTTGGTTGGAATAATAATTGAAATCTTAGAATAAGACTTTCTACTAGCGTTTTCCAAACGGCTCCTCTCGATAGTTTTTGTGTTATTTCTGCCTCTATTGGTACTTCTATTATTCTTCCCCCATTTTTCTTTATGTTGTAAAGAATTTCTACGTCGAATAGCCACCCGTCAGTTTTCCAGGTTGTCAGCATTTCTCTTCTAAATAATTTGATTCCTGTTTGAGTGTCTACTTCAAGGCCAAAGAATAGACGTATATAAATACGAGACAAGTGGCTTATGACACGCCGCATGAAATGTTTATGTTTTATTCTTTTAGTTCCCACCACCGCATCAAAATCATCTAAAAAGGGTAAGAGACGAAGAAGCATTCTAGGTTCGATATCGCCGTCTCCGTCCAAGAAAACGATCTCTGACCCATTGGCGTGATTGAGTGCCTCTCTAATTGCCCATCCCTTACCCTTACCTTCTCTGTCACAAGATACAATGATCTCATGAGCAGATAACTTTTGCTCAACACTTGCTACAAACTCTTCTATCTCTGGTTCTCTATGATTGGGTAATATTATAGTCAGCATCTTTTAATAGTCCGAAGTGTTTAATTTCACCTTTACGTTCTGGTAAATATATTCTTGGCTTACTAAATTCATCCGCTACTTCATTTACTGTCTTTACTACTCCTGATCCTACGTTAAAAATTCCTTTTGGTTTCATGTCGATTGCTATTCTTATGCAGTTTCTCACAAAGTCTACATCCACAAAATCCCTTGTTTGTGTTCCATCACCATAGATCTCAAGAACTTTTGCTTTCTTAAACACCTGATAAACATTGGGTTCTCCGCGCTCACCCTCACCAATAACATTTGTTAATCTTAGAATCGTGCAAGATTTAGCAAACGTCTTTAGTAAATGTTCACCCATCAGCTTGGTTTTTGCATACATGGATTCAGGCTTAAGTCTAGAGGCTACTGTGTGTCCAAGACCCTCACCATAAACAGCGCAGGTTGAAAGATAAATAAAATGCGCATCTGGGTGTTCTTTGATCATGTTATAAGTACCGTTTACGTTCACATCGTAATACAGATCAGGATTTTTCTCTGATTCATAGACACTGATCTTTGCAGCTGTGTGAACGACAGTTTCATATTCTCTGAACTTCTTGTAGGTTCTAATATCAACACCGTCTTTAATGTCGATACCATCTCCTTGTAAGCCTGAGGCTATGAATCCCTTACACCCTGTGATGAGCCAGTTTTTCATTTTTCTTTTCTTTTTTATCTGGTGGATAGACTGATTCAACAAAGTCTTTAATGAGTTTTCTTTGTTTATCTTGAATGGCTAGTAAGTCAAGTCCTGATGCAATAGCGTAGGCCTGTAAGAACTCACTTGACATGAAAGGAAATTCATTCTCACAAAGAATTGCAAAGTCTTTCCAGTTTTTGACTTCATTTCCGGTTGATCCGTAGACAATCTTTTTAATGTGACCGAATTTTCCGCTTACAGGTATTTCTTTCCATATCACAGCTTCAAACATAAACGGCATAAAAGTAGCTCTAAGAGTTGTAAAGAATAACCAGATTTTTTCTTTGAGTGTGGTTTCTATTTTACAATCTTTAAGAGTTCTTGCAGAAAAACAAGTTCTCATTATTTTCTTGTAAGGTACTGCTTGATAGCCATTAAAAGTTTCTGCTTTTTCAATGAGCGTGTATTCTTCCGATATAAGTGTGCCACCTTCTGAAACACTCTTATATGTTTGGTACGTTTTTCCGGCATTTGGGAATCCTACGATTAAGGTTTCATCTACACAAGATGCGTGCATTAAAATCTTGTCAGTTAGAGCTAGTTTTAAAAGGTCTACCATACGAAGAAGGATATCGTGATTGACCCAACCCTTCAAAATAAATGGAAGTTTTAAGAAGCCAGGTGTCACCTCACATTTACTCAGTCCTTCTGTCATTCCTATCTGCACAGGAAAAGGCCAGGGGCTTTCAAGATAAAGACCATCTACTTCTTTGTCGTATAGAAATGCACCTACCTTCATACACCTGTCTTTATTGATATTTATTTTTTTTACGATTGAGTATTCCATCTAGTGATCCCCTCCAGTATTCAAGCACCATGTTGGGTTTACCTCTGTAAAGAAGGCAGACCGTATAACCGACAATAAACATTGGAAAAAATATCATGAAATAGATAAATAGTTGTATTTTATTTAAGTGCTTCTTTTGGAACAGAACTTTATTACGAGCCATGAAGTAGCAATTCATTGGCCGTCTAAAATCAGGGATATTGGAATAAGTCTGAGAATCGTGATAACAAATGGCGTAGGGATTAACTACTACTTCGTAACCCATGTTTTTTATTCTTTTACAGATGTCTGCCTCGTCCATATCAATAGGGAAATTGACTTCATCAAATCCACCTACATCTTCAAATACTTTTTTTGGAATCACGAACGCATTGGCTACCTCATCTACTGGATAGTAATCTTGTTTTCTGTTTCCAACGCCAAACCAATTATACTTCTCTATGTTTTCATTAGTGCGTTGGCCCCACATAAGTCCTGATGTGAAAAATCTGAATGACCCACCGTCCGCTATGATTCTTTTTTTATTATGATAACAAGCGGTTAATCCCATCACTCCAATAGACTTTTCCATCATAGTCTGTATCTTCCACAGAGCATCATCGGCTAGGTAATTATCATCATCAATAAATAAAAGATAATTGTGTTTAGCTTCTTTAGCTCCCTTGTTTCTCTTGGCTGCAAGAAGAAGGTTTTCATCATTAACGATTATGATCTGATGTTCTTTATCAATAGTATCGAGTAACTTTTTTAGCTTGTCCTCTCTACCCTTCATCGTTGGGATGATGATGCTGAATTTCATTATCTTCTCCTGTGATTTATAACTGCATAACCGAACATCATTAATAACCAAATAATCTTTTTATAGTGGAATTTAGAATGTCTTTTGTGGTATCTTATCCAGTTATCAATTCTGCCAAACATGTCAAATCTATCCTCGAAGTGTTGCCCTTTTTCTAGCATGTGATACAAGTAGGCTTTTGGATTGTAGATAAGTCCATATCCTAATTTAATTATTTTTTGTTCTACGTCTGTATCAAACCATTCGCACACTCCATCAAAAGACTCATCGAAACCACCTACATCTTTTATAAGCTGAGTTCTCATGGCCCAGTTGGTTCCCTCTAAGTGGTCAGCCTGCATTGTCCACCAAAGACGGTCACCACTTAAAATCTTAGGATCAAACCTTTCGATGTAGTTTGAATCGTAAGAAACAGAACCACAGTTATAAATTGCTGCCGGTGCAAATGTACGATTATCGAACATCCATCTAAGAAACCAATTTGGATTTTCTGCAATTCTTATACTGTCTCTAAAAACTCGTCTTTCTTTAGGAACAAATGTTGGGCCTGTCGTTCCTGCAATGTATGGGTTTTTAAAAGGAGCAATAAGTTCTTGAAGCCACGTTGGGGGGATCTCTACATCATCATCAATACGCACGAATATCTCACCCTTAGCCTTAGAAAGGGCATTATTCATGGCTTTAACGATGCCTTTATCAGACGCAATGATTACCTCAAAGTTATGGTAGGTCTGCTTTTTTAAACACTCCAGAACCTTCTTTGGTTCTTCCATCGTTAATATGACTATGCTAACAAAATGTTCCAAATCTGCTCCGCTATTAATCGTGCATCGTGATTTTCTAATATCATCTTCCTTAGCTTTGTTCCTTCTTCGGGTTTATTCAAAAGAATCTTTATTTTTCTTGCTAGATCTTGCGCGGATGTGAACTGCCACTGGTAGTCACCAAATACTAACCTTTTAGTGACAAGGCAGGGTTTACCCATGATCCCGTACTGTAAGAAAGGAGATGTGACTACAAAATCATTTCCCCTGTTATTGCTTCTTAGGGCCACACCAATTCCACAACGTGCTATTAAATTATGAACGTCTTTAAAAGGTATCCATCCGTAGAAAGTAACATTGCCTGGTGCTATTGATTTAAGTCTCTTGTAATCAGGGCCGTAACCGACAATTAAAAAGTCTACCTCTGGTAATAATTCTGCTGCATGTAATAATACATCTACGTTCTTGTTTCGACTAAGCACCCCATGAAACATTACAGTTTGTGTATGATGCACGTTATCCATCGGAAAATCTTTTGGATCTACAGGATCAAGGACTGTATACGAGCCGCCATTTATTTTATAATTCACATAGGCAGACATTGCTTTTGAAATACAGATTATTTCATCTGCTAATTTCCAAGTTAGCACTTCAAAATAATGCAAAATATTAAATAGTATTCCATCGGTATAATACATAAGATGAAAGTCACCCAATCTGATAACTACTCTTGATTTAGGAGATACCATCTTTACAAGTGCTGGATAAAACGGGAAGGAATCATCACAATAAATAATGTCGTACCCTTTTCCCATCACAAGAGCAGGTGCATAGAATATCCAGGCAATACTTTTAAGAAGTGGTTTCCACCATCCGGATCTGTCGAAAGATTTAAAAGTTAGTACATCCATCCCTTTGGCGTTTAAGTATGGGAAGGCTGCGTTTGTTTCTTTAATCCTGTTTTCAGGATGCCTATGAAGTAGGGCTATTTTTTTACTAGCTTGTACCAAGTTTGCCATTTTTCCGTTGGTTTAATGTCTACGATTTCAAAGTCTTTCCCGCAAAACTTCTTGATGTCATCAATGCTGTACATATAAAGCGTATGATGCTCTAAATAAATCCCATTGTTAGCGTAGAAATAAATAGCTAATTTTGCTTCTTTTCCGTCGTAACTTTCTGGGAAGATCTCACGCCCTATATCACCTAAGAATTTTTGTGTATGCGTGAAACCTTCTTTGTCAACTTTTTTCTTATCTAGGATGTCGAATATAAAGTGATCACCTTTTGCTAAAGGTAAATCTTTCCACCATTTCTGGGTTGGAATGTAATTGATCACGTCAAATAACGCAGTGGCTAAATCAAAATAAGGAGTAATCCATATGTCATGATATATTGGTACTTTGTGGTATATAATGTCATCATGAATAATATGTTTTCTATATTTTGACTTATTGATCATTTTTTTTGACTTTTCAATTCCCAATAATTGCACTTTCTTAGGGTAATATTTCCAGTAGTTTGCAGTTCCACATCCGATATCAAATATCGTTTTAGGATACTCAGCCCACTTGTAAATCATTTCTATTTCTTTTTTGTAGGGCTTGTCGTGATTGAACAAATCGTAGAACTTACTGTACTGATTATCGAACATACGAAATATCTCCGTGTGTCATTGGTAGATCATCCATATCTTTCTTCCCTGCAATTCTCCAATAGTAAAGTGCTAGACCTCTTGCGGCTTGTTCGGGAGTCATGTACATGTTGTAACCCAATAATTTTACATGGTCTTTTTCTTTTGGGATCTCGCGCCTTCCATCATTTCTCATGAGCCTAAACCATGTAGCCGCTTTCTTGTTGTCTGTCAAAATCATTCCACCCCGACCAATAGGGATGTGTTTGGCATAATGAAAAGATAGACAGTGAAAGGTATTTGGCTCGTACATATTTTTTTTGAATCTCATGGCACTGTCTATAATTGGGTAAGGGTGTAGTCTGTAAGCACCTATCCAATCTCGATTATCATATTCAACTGTTCCACCAGCATGGATAATGCTCATGGGTACACTGAAATATGTTTTCTTTGGTATCGTTACATTCGATACTTTTAGATACAGACAACTCAGAAACAGTGCGGCCGTACAACTCTCAACAGCAATTCCATATTTTGCCCCGCAATGTTTTGCTATTGTCTTTTCAAACTGTCGGATTACGTCGTTTCGTTCGTATTTTTTTACCATCCACCACCTCTGTGAGATATGTCATCGTCATTATTCGATTTTGTTGCTTTGATAACAAAATAAAATAATCCTATTACAAATAAATCAATTAGAATTACTAATATTGTTGTCATCGTAAAATTCCTTGCTTATGTCATTTGTCTTAGGCATTCTTTCCAGAGAATATTATTATAAATTCTTGCCGATTCTATCTCTGAATCAATAATACATTGTTTGTTTTCTGGAAAGAGAATAGCATCCGCAAAAAATCGACATTCTTGGGTGAAGTAAAATATTAAAACTTTTTCTTTAATTGATAAACTGCAATAATCAGAAAAATAACTAGCCAAAGAAATTTTTCTAACCTTTATTCGGCTTATAAATATTTTTGCCAGATCAACTTTTTTTTCTTCTTCAATATCAATTATTAAATCACTAAAATATATTGCGACGTGTGGGTCTAAAGCATCCATAATCAAATAAACTCCTTATCCTCAGACACTACACTAAACTGCCCGGCCTTAATTTCGTAAGCAACACAATCCGCAAGCACCTTAATTCCATGCCCACCCCTGTAAAGAAGCACAGCCTCTCCAGGTTCAGCGATCAAGAAGTCTAGAAACTTTCCAAAGGTGTCGTAAACATCAACCCTGAGCATACCCGATATAACCACGAAGGCTTCTTGAGTTCTCTTAATTGTTCTTGGGTTTAAGATATGTTGGTGAGTTCTAAATATCTTACCTTTTGGGTAGTTCATTCTTGAGGCTTGTAAGGATTCGTATTCACTTCCAAACCATTCTGTACCCTCTTGGATGTCTATAGCATCCACTAGGATTGCGTAGGTCTCTTTGTCTTTGGATATGTACTTCATTAGAATTTGATTCCCACACTTCCACCTACTTCGATAGATGAATTTTTAGGTTCGTAAAATCCGTTGTCCACTTCTGAGGATTGAATTTTCCACCCACGAATGAAGGGTGTTAAAACAACATCTACTTTCTTAAATGATTTCTTCGCATCTAGGGATACTTTAAATCCAACTCCGGATTTCTGATCGTTATTAATTAAAGGCAAACCTAGATTTAATTTATCAAGATGACTTTTCTGATTGCCTGATAGAAGAACATCAATTTCTGCTTGAACAGGGAATTTAAACTTATCAAACTTTACCCCTAGTGGGATGTAGTGATAGGTTGATTCTCTATCGTAGGCTAGCTCACCCGTAGTTGCAGAAAGACCATTTCCTTTGTCGATTAAGTATCTTTGGCCGTATCCTGTGAATACAACTAAGTTTTTAAAAGGGTATCCAATTAGACCTCTTACTTCGTAGGTTCTATCTTCGATCCCATCAATCTCGCCTGTTCCAGAATAGTCTACAAAACCGATGGCATATCTTCCGTCTAGTGCAAGATAGATTTTTTCTCTATTCTCGATCGTTCCATGAAGGCCGTAAAAGACACCATCTTCTTTGACGGTTATGGACTCTCTTCCTACTGGAATATTGTTTTCTCTGTAGCTAAAATGCGATATTTCAGGTTTGATTTCAAAGCTTGCCGCGTAACAATTGGCTGATAAAAATACCATTAGAACCAGCGTTGTGATCTTCTTCATACTTTCCTCCAGGTTGGTTTTTCTGTTTTAACGATGTAGGGATTATAAGTATTTAAATACCCTGCACATAGTTGGTTTGCTAATTTTTAGTTGATCAGAGATTTCATACTGTCTTTTACCTAGATTTTTTAAGTTCTTAATTTGTTCTAAAACAACAGTGGTTATACGTCGGCCATAACCATCATTTTTTCTGTGCATACTCATATGATCAGAACGCTTCATAAGCAATAGATTTTCTATTCGATTATCTAATTTGTTATGATTTATGTGATGGACTACCTCATCTTTTCCAATTTTTCTACCTATTGAGTCTTGCATTATTTTGATATGTTCTTTTATTCCATTTTTTTTCCCGCAATATAGAACCCTGTAGCCATTTTCATACCAGTAGCCATGACCTCGTGTTTGCATTTTCATCTGTATGTTCCTTTAAAGAATTTAGGTTTAGCGTATTTAACAACGTGCTTAATGTGCTTATTTAGGGCTTTAGAAAGCTCCCACTTGATTTTAGCCACATCAGTCCACATACCCTTAGTTTCTTCGATAATCTCGTTACCTTGCTTATCTAATACGTAAAAATCGGCATAATAATTTGCAATGTGAACCCCGTTCACTCTTAAATCAACTTTATACTGTATTTTGAAATCGCTAATTTCACCAGCCTGTTTCTGTGCATAAAGATAGTTACAGTGGTTAGCTTCTAATATGCTTTGGTGGATATGTTTTGAAACGCATGTGCAACTTTTATTTCCATATTTTGTTTTCTTAACAAACCTATCCCCTGGGTACTCGTATCTAATTTGGTCTTGTATCTTTTTAGGGAGTTTTCTCATATTAGTATTTAGTATTAAGATCTTAAAGATTTAAATACAGTAGTAGTAGAGCCTGTGGATAACCTGTTAATTAGTACATTTTCATTCTTAAATTTGTTCACAGCCCCTGTGGATAACCCTGTGGATAACTCAGGGTGGCTGTGGATAAACTGGTTCACTATTTTTCCACATTCTTCACAGTGTTTAAGCATAGGATCTTGCTCTAAACGACAAAATACACAGTTATCATAATTCTGGTAACCAGGATAGTAAGACTTACACTTAGTACACTTCTTTAATTCCATAAAAAATCCCCTCCGGCTTTAGGATAGTTTGAGACGCTCCGGCCGAAAGGGCAAAAAACACTAGCCGACTGGGATGGGCTTTGTTTTATTAGTTTGATTAAATCTTTAGGTTCGAAGCGTCTCATGTTTGTGATTATATAACATCAGTTAAACGGTTGTCAACTATTATGTTATTTCCCCTCATGCTCTCTGTGTTCTATTTTCAATTGAACTCCTCCTCATTTAATTCAATGACACACTTTAAGTCGTTAGTCATATAATTAACGCTGACAATTTTCCTGAATAAATTAGTTCTCCTTCCTCTCCACCAATAAGCCTTAACTGGCTCGTCTGCTAATTCTGGATGGCGTTTCTTTAAGTCCTGTAGGCACTTTATTAACATTGATAGCGTCATTTCTTCTTCTCCTTAACCTATAGTTGAAAACTTTTCTTCCTCTCCCATATGTGAAATAACCCGCACTTATTACATTTCTTCTGCTTAAACTTCTTAGATTTCTTTTCGGCCCAGATAAACCAAGACATGTAATATTTTGCTTCAGGCTCTCCTGCGTTCTTCTTACCACAGGGTGTAGAGTCTAGATATGTCTTCATCTTTTTGAAGCTAATCATCTATTCCTCCAATTCCCCATAAAGTAGTTTCTCCGCTAGAATTTTAGACTCATTTTCATAATCTCTAACTTTATAAACAGCTGGTTTTCTATAAGGAATAATAGAGCCTGCAAAAAATATCTCTTTGTATTGAAATGGTATTGAGCAGCCAATTCTAGTTTCTGTGTTAAATCCTTTTACACAATCAAGCTCTTCTCTCTTTATCAAGTTAGGATAGGGATTAAATTTAACCAACAATTCGTTCATCTATTCCTCCAATTACCCATAAAGTTTCTCTCGGCAAATTTCTTCTTCAGTTTTTGTGCAGAAAGTGCCTGTCACTGTATAAACCATCTTTGAATCATCACACGTTGGGCATTGGGCAACTCCAAATATGCTCATCAGGTCAAATCTTGGGATTACCATCTATTCCTCCAAAGCCTTTAAGATTTCTTCTCGGCAATCATTAAAACCACCAGCCTCATCATTTTCTATGCAACCTCTAGGCACAAACTCTTTTGGAACAATCGTCTTAATGAGTTCTTTGATTTCATCTATCAATTCTTTATTAGTTGGGCTAAGTTCACCTTCACCCCAAACAATCTCTGTCAACTTTTCTGTAAAAGTCTTTTCCATCATGGATTTTCCTCCATAGCCTCTATGTTTTTAATACATTCTTTTAAACGCTCATATCTATTGTGAACTTCAACTACCAATTTTCTATTGGATTCATAAGGATTATTTGGGTCATTCTTAACAATTGGAGCATTTGTGTGAATTTCTAAAACGCTCTTTGCGGCTACCATTAACCTATAAAAATGCTTTTGTAGATGAGCCATATTACGATATGGGGACATTTGAGGAATGCTCATAACTTTATATCTCCTAATTACTTGTTAAGATTATTTGGTTAAAGTTTCCATTCAAGAAGTTTGTATGCAAGTTTCTTACGCCAATCTGGAAGCTTAGGATTAACGGCCATAATCTTATTCCCTGCCTCATGCCACATACGGACAGGTGCAACAATTACATGACCGCCACAGTTGATACCAATTCCACCTGATTCGGTAACATGGATTGAATCAGAATAATAATCTCCTGGTTTCTCTCTCCAAATCTCTCGGTCATTACTTGTAAAAGATTCATGCTTCATAACCCCTCACTTGTTAAGATTGATTCTTTCTCTGATTTCTTTAATTAAGTCATCACAGGCTTTATTGTAGCCAGACTTTTCTTCATCCAAATCTTGAACTGACCAAGAATTATAATGAGCTATATTCAAACATTCCTCGTAAGCCTCTCTACGAGCAGTATCAAGGGCTATGCCTATAGATTCTCTAAGTCCTCTTTCAGTGATAGCAATAATTACATCGCCCTCTTCACAGGTTAAGTAAGCATCTTCTATAATCTTCTTAGACTTCTCTAAACTCTTCTCTGATGGTGTATTCATTTGGATTCTAGTTCCTTTTTTTGGGCATTAATAGTAGCTTTCTTAAAATCTTCATAAGATTTAGCTGTTAACTTCGATACCTTCTTGCAGTATTTACAGTATCCATGTCTATCAGTTGCTCCTCCACAAGTGCAATAGTCACTCATTTTTGAAATACCCTACTCACAAAATTACACCAATTCTCCCAAAAGTTTTCCATCTCTCTCTCCTTTTTTAAACTGGGTTGTCTAGGAATCGAACCTAGTCTTGATGCTCTACAGGCATGCGTGCAGCCTTTACACTAACAACCCTAATATTTATGTAGAAATTTTGAGGCTGGAACCTCCATACACTTCAACTTCTACGAAAGCCTCCCGTGACGATGGTCACATCGCCAACACTTTAAATTAAATTCTGACCTTCGACTCCGCGAGCTTTTCTATCATTCGTTCTTTTCTCAAGCCACATAAGAGCTTCTTCTAGCTTTGTGATTGCGACAGAATTTTCTCTGCAAGGAAATGTTGTATTTAAATTCTTAATTCTGTCTACTAGAATTGCTATTATTTCTTCGTTCTGCCAGCCATTACGACCAAAATCTTTAGCTGGCCCATCTTGGAATGAAATATCAATCCTTTTTGCTGAATTGTCTGTTAAAAAATCTAAAGAATAATCATGGGCTTCTTTAGTACAGTAGACTTCACTATTTTCTGACTTGTATATATTCATCTCTCTCTCCTTTTTTAAACTTAAATGGATGGCAGGTCTCGAACCTGCTTCTACTTATCAATCGTCATTGATACAGTTAGATAGCCGTACTTCATCCACAAACTTAGCTGACCTAGCCGTTGACCGAACCGAGCCATAAAGACCCTCATCTTACGGCAACGCCATTACCAACATCGAGGGTAACGCTATTAACGCGACCCTTTATTTGAGCCTTATGCGTCAGGGTGTCATCCCATAGGTCATTCTTTACAAACTTAACTGAGAAAAAAAGACTTACCAAATTCTTTCTTCCCACACTTCTCGCAAGTTTTTTCTTGCCTCAGAACCTCTTTTTCATATCCATAAATATTTACAGCAATACCTTTTTTCCAATCCGACCACTTACACCATTTATGCCAACACCACATTATTTTCTCCTTTAACCGCTAAGACTTACTCAAGGTCTTTTTACGCTTTGCACGTCCTGTGCTGGGCAACGGTTTAAACTTTAATTATCAAACAAATCTTTTTTAGGTTTTTCTGAATAAACTTTTTTTAATACTTTTCCTTTTCCTTGACAATGATTACAGGTCACATAATCGTTTTTAAATTCTAATGGCTTAATGCGTCCAGTCCATATCCATCTATTCACAATGTGACCAGTTTTTTCACATTTAACTTGGTCTGTTTTTACTAATAGACCCATTGCTTCAAGCTCTGCTATTCTTCCGTTTCTTTGCGGCATACTCACACCGTAAATCTCAAATACTTTTTTAGTAGCCTGATAATGGGTTAGCTCCTCATTCTCCGTAAATATGGATAAATAAAGGGCCTGTCTTTTTCCTAAATAACCATTTGATTTTATTTCGTCGTACGATATGCGGCTGCAAATATTTGTCATCTTTTTACCTCCACACAAAATGAATGAACATTTTGAGCTGTTGAATTTCTAACGAGCGATTCTTGCGCTTCAAGACAATCATTCAAATGTTTAAAACCATCTATTGATGTAACACCCGTATTAGCGAACCAGATGATTAAAATGTAGGTAATCATTTTAGTTTCTCCGTTATTTTATCGAGTTCTTTACAGAAGTCTTTAAGAGTCGCATCAAGCAACATGGCAAATCTCAAATCCTTATAAACCTTAACGATTAATGGTTTAAGACCTGGGTAATACACCATAAAATCTACCCATTGCCTTTCTGTCACAAGTAACTGACCTTGCACCTGCTGAACATATTCGGAAGGCAAACCTCCATCCAATAAATATCCAACAGCTGCGTAAGACTGCGGACACTTAATTTCTAGTAATCCATGCTCTCCAATAAGACCATCTGGAGAACAAGAAAATAGTTTCTTCTCGTCCGGATAACAGATTCCTACCTTTTGAATGACCTCACCTGTTGTCATTTCATAGAGCTGTTTGGCTTCATTTTCTAAAGCAATACCTCTTAACATCGCATCGTTTTTATAACCTTCTTCTGGGTAGCCGGTTATTCTCTCAGCCGCTAACTGGTACATATATTTTTCAGCTTGTTTTGAACTCTCCCCTTTTGATGTAACAATCTTATCGAAGTTACTGGCTGTGGGGATTCCAAGCCGTGCCTGAAACCACTCCTGTGAGCCTTGTTCTAGGTCTAGGGTTATCATTTTTATTCAACTCCGAAATTAATATTATTTGTGGTTTGTGGGCCTTTTGTTAAGTATCTCCTAATTGTTCGGCCTGACCAGTAAAAATCACTGGTTGTATAATTGGTTTTATATACTTCATTAAATAACCGTGCGTCTGTTTCTGCTTGTTTTAAGTCAACAAATATCATACAAATAATGAGTAAAATAAAAACAAATACAACTGCGCCTATTGTTAAAAAAAATTCATTTTTGTGATTCATTATTTGCCTTTCTTCATTTGGATTGCTGTGAGAGCCTGTTGATATTTTGCCTTTGGTAGTTTTTCCAAACTATCTACTTTTAGGTATTCACAGAATTTAGAGATGTTTATTTCTTTGTCTGCGATCATGTCTAAAAGGCCGCTTACTTGGCTATCATCAATAACCTCTACTACTACCGCGTCCGTATCCGAATCAAATGTAGCAAGACCACACAAAGCCAGTAACCCATACCTCTCAAGGTACGTAATTGTCGATCCTATGGCCTGTATTGCGTTTTTAGACCCTGATGTATCAGATGGTGCGCTGATTGTTGTTTCTTCGCTGTAGCCCTTTATATGCGTAATTTTGCAGGTTACAGAAATAGCTCCCTCTTGTTTAACAGACCAAGAAGCAGATAACCCGTGTTTAGATAGGGCAGAGCTAATCTTCTGTGTCACGTTGTATAAAGAGGCGTGTTTGTAGGCTGCTTTGCCAGATCCAAAAGACACGCTTCTATCTTTATCTATCTGTGGGGGGTCAGCTTTAAAGGCAGCCATTGCCTCGTTGTAGGCTTTCTTAGATTCGTTATACTCATAACGTTCTTGAAGAATCAGTAGTTTTTCTAACTTTTCAAGATCCGCACCACCGGATATAGCTAGTTTGATTAAATCAGATGGTGTATTAGTTACTTGTGTTATCTCGTTTTTCCCAGCCATTTTAATTTACCTCCCAGTTTGTAAATCACAGAGCATTTTGTATTCTAATTCAGCAATATCAATTGCCAGACTAAATAGTTCACCCACTAAAGAATTACATTTACGATCCAATTCCCCAGCTTCTTTCAACGTCTTAATTGATTCCATAATTGTAGTATCCTTAGTGATTTCCATAACGTCTCCTATTTAGCCTTTTTGATTTGTCTTTTAACCCAAGCCTTAAACTTACAAGGATTCGAGCAGTACTTCGCCCCTAATCTTTTATGTACGATTTTCTTACATATTTCACATTTGATTTTCATTTCTTTCTCCTGATAAATTCATATTACCACAACCGTTAAACCTTTGTCAACAATATTAATTTAGAATCCCATTTCTTTTTTGTACTCTTCAAATCGTTTCTTATCATGCCTATCTTCACCACTTGCGAGTATCCTCCGGTTGATCTTCTTCTTTTCTTTCTCAACATACGGAACCCTGTGTTCTTTTCCTTTTGGCATTAGCTTAGAACCCCAGTTACCTTTAGCCATTGTTCTGCTCCTGTAGATATTCATTAAATTCTTTCGCACCATCTCCGGCTACATATGCCAATATCATAACCCTCATTTGATCGTGATAATGCGTCCACATCCAATCATAAAACTTATTCGCTCTTTTATCTGGCCCATCCTCGATAAAGTCATACGCTAGTTGCTTTTCTTCGCTTGGTGTTAGACTCTCGATGTTCATTTA